CGTTTCGCCCGGCAGAGTCGCCAAGACAGCCGGCATCATAACTGCCAATGGCTTTTGCGTCGGGTGCCCGTTCTTCTCAGGGTGCCCATTGGTGCAAGTCGGAATCGTGCGCCAGTTCTGCGCGTGCTCGTCGCCCTGCCAGTTGAATCGGCCCGTTTTGACGCCGTAGACGGACAGCTCGACGCACGATCGCCAAATGTGCTTGCGGACGCTGGGGGCGCTGTTCGTCTTCGTCCATGCGAAAAAGCCTGTCATGAATTCAGCGGCTTCTAACAGATCGACCAATCGCCCGAATTGACGGTGGCCGCAAAAGCAAAACACGGAACCGGGATCGAGATTGTCAACGCAAATCTGAATGGCGTTGATGGCTAAGCCTTCGCTGTCGGAAGTGAAGAAATCGCGCCGCAAGGTGTAGTTACCCTTGCGGATCAAATTCTCTTTGCTGATTCCAAACATCGGATCGGACACGACCGCGTCAACCTGATCAAGAGTTGGAAGAACCTCCAGGCAGTCGCCCAGATACAACCGATGCTCGCCGATCGTCACGCACTCAGGCATCAAAAAGCCCCTTGCTCCACCCGCTCGACAAACACGGAATGGTTTTGCGTGCCCCTCTCCCCTCGCGGGTGGTGGACGGCTGCGCTACACGGTCGAGACCGCACCATTAACGCTATCCGCCCAGCCGGGACCTCGCTTGTTGCCGTGTTCACGCCAGAATCGATTGAATAACCTTCCAGTCTGCCGGCCTCCACACGCACGCGATTGCCCCGGACAGCGCCAACGCATCCAGCCATTCGCGCTGCTCTGCCGTGGGCTCCTTGCCAGGCATTTTCAATTCAATGGCCAGCTGAACGCGGCGACGGCAAGCGATGATGTCGGGGAATCCGGCCTCGCTGCCCCTGGAATCGAGGACATGATAACATTTCCAGCCGTGTGCACGAGCGAATCCCAGCACGACGGACATGAATGTTTTCTCATCCGTCGCGGCCGGCAGCGGAACTCGCTGGGGATCAGAAAGACCTAGAATCTTGGCTTCAAGTTGCGCCGACACTTTCATTTCAAACCCTCCCCGCTCGCGGCCGCGTTACCATCGCATTTCTCCACGGAGACATCGTGCCCTTGCGCCAACCGAAACCCAGGCTCATCAACCGTCAGCCGACGGAACGTGCGCCGGCCCAGCTTCACGAACAGTTGCGAATCGTCCGGGTCCGGCTCGATGATGCGGAACCAGTCGCCGATACGCAGGTCGGAGAATCGCATCGGTTATCCCTCCCCGCCAATTTCGTCGCTGGGATCCAGGTCCTCGTAATCGTCCGGGTATTCGGCGTCACGCGACAAGTGCCCCGACAAGGCCAGCTCTGGAGAGCGTCCTGCTATCTCGGCCAGATAGCTGTCATCCAGATCGCAGAACAGGTTGCCAAGCGACGGACTCGATTCGCTCCAGTCGCAACCCTCATCGGCCTCGATGTGCTGGATGACTTCTCGCATCAGGCCGCACAGCCGGCACGTCTTGAATGACGACGCCTTGCCCTCCCAGATGCCAGAGATGTAGCTATACCGCTCGCCGGCGTGAATGATTTGGTTACACTCACAGCAACGATGCCGTTTTCTGGCCGTTCGCTCAACCTCTGTCGCGCACGATGGCGCTTCGCCGCCGGTGAAGCACATTGGTCACGCGCTCTCTTTCTGTTCGAACGGCAGCAGCGGATTACTGTTTGCCGCCGCCACAAAGTCCACGATGTCTTGCAGGTACTGGCCGTGCCGTTCGACCACGGCGCGAAACTCTTCCAGATCATGCGACCGGATGAAGAATTTCCATTCGTCGTTTTTGTCCTGTTCAGCGGCCATGTGCGACAGTTCGTGATCGAGAAGCGCCGTCTGCTGCTCCTCAGATAGCTTCTTCCAGGCCGGTTCGTTCAGCAGCAGCGCGAAGTCGTAATCGGTCAGCTTCTTCAGCAGTGCGGTCGCCTTCTGCGCTTTGCCAAGAATGATCTTGTCGCGCTTAGACATGCCGTCTTCGTTCATCACGGCGACGATGCGGGCCTCAGACTCGACAAGATGAGGATGCCACTTCTTCACGATCTTGCGAATCTCGGCAGTCACCGGATGCCGGTCTTCCAGGATTCTTAGCTCGGCCATGTTGCTCCTTGGTTTGTTCTGGATGGACGCCAATTTCCAGAGTTAAATAATCCCCACTCGGCCCCTTGCTCATCACCGCGGTCAGCTCACGCGACGTCTCTCCGCGGGCGAATTCTCTCCAGGGCTCGGAGCGGTTGCGCCGGTGCCACAGGATCAGCTTTGGTTCGGTTGCGGTCATGTCTCCATTTTACTTGAACGAGACAACTACGGTGCCGTGTCGAAAGTCGCCAGCCTCAATCTGGCCGTCCAGGTCAAACTTGTCGACCTCGCTCAAGCTCCTCCATTTCGAGACCACGCAATTGCCCTTCACAAAGCCGGTCGGAGAGCGGGCCTGCATCGACCCGACGCTGTAGCCCTGAGACTCCAGCCATTTCACGGCGGCATCGTAGCCGCTGAATTCTTCGCCGGTGTTGACGAATTCCATGCGGGTCAATTTGATTGGCGCGGTTTCCTTTGTCATGCCTCTACTCCCATTTTTTGAGCTATTATCGTCAGGATCTGCGTCGTTCGTTTCCAGTCGATTTCACTGTATTTGCTCAGATCGTCAGTGGGCGGCTTTCTGTTTCCCTGTTTCGATTTGAGCGAATCGAGCTCAGCATCCGTATGCAGACGGAGCTTCCTGAAATTCATTCTATCATCCCATATCGGTTTCCATCCTTGCGGCTTGAGCCGGTCTATCATCACCAGAGCTTCGGCTGCGAATCGTTCGCTATCCCAACGCTCGCCGGCGTTCGGTGCTTGAACGCCAAGCGTCAGGATTTCCTCATCCTTTTGCAGCGGGACATTGAATACCTCATAGCCGGCGCACGGAATCAATTCACCTGTCACAGCAGATTCCTCCTGAAGACTTCGAACTTTTGAGTTTCCTTGATGAATGTCAAGGTGATCGTGTCGCATGGCCCGTTGCGCTGCTTCGCGACGATGGCCTCAATCTGCTCAGTTGGCGCGCGGTTGTCCTTCTCGTTGGGTCGATGCAGAATGACGACGGTATCGGCGTCTTGCTCGATTGCCCCGCTATCGCGCAAGTCGCATAACCTCGGGGCCTTCCCGGCGCGGACGGATTCCCGGTTGATCTGGGAAAGCAACATAACGGGTATCTTCATTTCTCGGGCAATTAGCTTCGCGCCGCGTGACATCGACGCAACCTGCTCATTTCGATTGTTCCCCTCTTCGGCCGTGATGAGTTGCAGGTAATCGATCACGACGAGCTGCAAATTCTCTCGCGCTTTCAGGCGGCGCGCCGATGTTAGAATCTGGTGAATCTTCTGGGTCGGATCGTCGTTGATCCAGATGGGCAACGGCGAGAGATTGGCCGCTGCGGTGACGACTTTGGCGGCAATGTTCGGCGCGACGTACCCGTAACGCAGGATGTCTCCAGAGATCCCCGCTTCGGCCGATAGCCAGCGCTTGCCCAGCTGCATGGCGTCCATCTCAAGGGCGAAAATCAGGGACGTGGCCCCGGTCCCTGCGATGTTGCGAATCACATGACCGGCGAACGCGGTCTTGCCCACTGAAGTTGCCGCCGCCAGCACGAATACCTCGCCGGCGTGAAGGCCACCAAGTAGCCGGTCTAAATCTTCCAGCCCGGTCATGACAACGGGCATCTCAATGCCGCGGCAACGCTCATCGACTTCGTTTTGGATTTTCAATAACACATCGGCCAGCTTCACGTTGTCCCTGGTGCGCGCTCCCAAGCTGATGTCCATGACTTCCCGCTGCGCGGATTCCAGTTGCGGGTTGTCTCTTGTTGATCATAAGCCTTGCGAAGTATCTCGTTGGCCGTGTGGATTAAAGCGCGTACGGTAGCCTTGTCGCGGATGATGTTGGCGTAGTAAAGGCAACGGGCTGCGGAAAATTCGCTGTCGTACAAGTCCTCCAAATATCGCTCGCCGGGCACGTCGCCCACTTTCAATTCATCCAGCTTGCCGCGCCGGAGAAGTTCCTCCGCGAGCATCACCACATCGATCGGCTGACCACGCTGGTGAATGGCGGTCATGGCGCTGAAGATGATTGGATGCGGGTGAACGTAGAACGACTCGGCGCTGATGCGGGCGCAGATTTCCGGCATGTACTGATCGTCGCGCAGAATCGTTCCCAGCACGCCACGCTCGGCGTCTCGGTTGTGCGGCGGCACTCTCGGATTGTCACTCATGCGGGGCCTCCCGGTTGCCGTAGCGGGCGCGGGCGTATTCGAGCTGCTCTTGGGCCTTGCGTTCGTTCTCGGAGCGCTGCTCATCGGCGGTCGATTCTGGCGGTTGATCGGTCCATCTTTTTTCGTGAATCCAACGCCAGAGGAGCGGGACAAAACTCGGGTCTGAAAATTCGCCCGTTCGTTTTTTGGTTTCAATGGCCGCGATCATAGTCGCCAAAAGTTCAGCCGTCGGTTGGATCAAGTCCCATTCTTCCTCTGCCCTGGTTCGATTGTCTTTCCTTGGATACGCCTTCCATAGCGCGCTGAAAGAAGGAGAAAGAGCAGGAGCAGGAGTAAGAGAAGGAGTAAGAGAAGAGGCTTGACCGTTGCTTCCGGGAGCGTGAAGCGTTTGCTTGGAATTTGGTTGAGCGTTTGCTTGCTCTGAATTTTTCGCCGCAAGTTCTTTCTGCTTACGGACTTTGGCGGACGCGCGCCCTCCTTTCTTCCCGCGAACGCTCTGAGAATTGAGGAAGCGGATGCGCTGTTTGACCCCGTGAATTGTCAAGCACCCTGCGCCGTCGTCATCAGCAAGACCGCAAGTTGCCATCGCTTCACCGAAGCCGTCAACCTCCGCTGAAGCGTTTGCTTCAGCGGAGGTCAAGCGTTCGCTTCGATTCTGGTAACAGTTGAGCCAAACCATGAAACACGACCCTATTACTTCCCTCAGATTGACCCCGACAGCCTTGGCCAGCATCTTGAATCGCGGGTCAAAAGCGATGGATGATTCCATATTGACGCGCATGGTGCCGTCCCTGGTGCGTAAGCAACCCAAAACCCCTCCGCGGCGGAACCCGTGGCGCAAACCTGATGGGTAGTTTACGGCGGACCGCGGAGGGGGTTTCGAGTTGAGTTTTTGTCGGTCAATGTTCTCCCATCAAAAGATTGCCGGTTCCAGCGGCAAGGTGAAAGTCTATAACAACAGGCCCCGCGCCGTCAAGCCAAATCGGGGACAGTTTTTCATTTCGCGAGCTCCCAGCCGCGGAAAGCGCGATGCCTGCCCGTGGCGTAATTCTTCCAGTGAGCGAACACGAGTTTTCGACGCTCCAGAACGTCCATTGTGTCCTGAACGTCGGTGACCGGTACGCCAAGCTCTTTGGCGATGTCGTAGCTGAACAGTGGGGCTCGGCGCCGAAGCAGTTCAAGGATTTTCTCGGCCATAAAACGCCCTTTCGAGTTTTCCAGTGGCTTACGACGGGGAATCGAGTTCGGCGACGAAGTTTCCCCACAAGAAGCAATCGCGCCATTGTGTTTCGCGGACACCTGGAACCGACACCGCAAGCGCCTCGTCTTCCATTGGGTCGCGATCCCAGTGCGTGTAATTCGGCCACACTTCGACGATTTCCCATGATTGGCCGGTCGCCAACTGATCGCCCTCATGGGTTCCATTGGCCGCAACCGTCCATCTGGCCCAATAGTAACCGGGCTTTATGGGATAGCTCTTGTTCATCGTACATCCCTCTGCCGAATCAGCGCCGCCAGAATCTCGTCGCGCTCCTTGAGAACCGCGGCGATTCCCTCCAGCAGCGCGGCCTGGAGTTTCGGGATCGGCTCGCAACGGATCACCAGCATGGGAAGGTGCGCGTGGTAATGGATGAGATCCCACCATTTGCGGCCGGTCAGTAACAGGCAGCCCTGTACCTGCTGAACGTATTTGGGGTCGCAAGTCCCGTCTTCCTGAAACCTCATGATGGCCTCGACGTGGTGTTCCGCCTTGACGCATTTCACTTCGCAACCGCCGTCTTCGTCGATCAGTGCGTCCGGCGAACAACCATAGCGCATCTCGTCATCGGTAATAAACCCGACCAGCTCCGGTTGCGCGTCGCGTTGGAAAGCATAGGCGCGCAACCCGTCTTCCTCCAAGAATCGTCCGCGGTCAAGATCGAGATTGCCACTCCACGTATTGAGCGCGATTCCCGCATAGCGCTCAGCGGCCAGCTCACAGGCATAACCTGTTCGGCTCGCGCTGGGCTTGCCACTGGCCTGAATGATGCGGCTGAATTCGCTGGCGGTTGGACGCCCGAGCCGAAGTTTGAGCCATTCGTCAGAGCCCTGCTTTACGTCGTGGATTTTCATTTCTGAGCCCTCTTCTTGGCAATCATCTCCATGGCGCGCGGAAAGTCCGATTGCTTCATGTCCTGGACATCAGCCAATCGGAAAAATCCCAAGAATTTTTCCCAATCGGCCCGCGTCTCGTTCAGGCCAGCGGTGATCTGCTCGACCTGTTCGGCGGTGATTTCGGGGTCTTCTCGGGCTGCGGCGCGCCCGTCGTCGTCCTGGCCCTGGGTCGCCATACCAGTCGCGGCCAGAAGCGTGTAGCGCTGGAGATAGCTCACCGTCGAACCGATCGCCTGAATCGAATTCTTGCCCCCGCTCTGGTCGGGAACGGATTGGAGACTCGTTTCCTCTGAGTGGCCAAGAGCGTGGGTCAGAATGCACGTCACCCGGATGATGCCGCCATCCTGCTGCGCTGTCCGCCAGCGAAACGACAGGCCGAACTTGGCCAAGGCCGGATCGAGAACCGAACAGCAATTATCGAGCGTGGCGTGCTGATATTC